TGTCGGCAAGTTCCAGGTACATGCCGTTGGCGGCGCCGTAGTAGCCGACGCGCTGGCGGAGGCCGGTTTTGGCGGGGTTCAGCGTAAAAGTGGACATCACCAGCAGGGATTTGCCCGGCTGGTATGAGCAGCATTTGGTGGTTTCGCGGATGACCTCGGAGCCAGAGCTGGTGGTTACGGCGAGGTTGACGAGGCCGGCGTTAACGTCGAACGTGGACGTTCCACCGGTGGCGGTGGAGGTGGCCCAGAGGCCGTTGTCGTGGTACCGGTGACTGGAATCGAAAAGAGTAAGCGGGTTAGATGTGCGTAGACGTCCAAAAGCATCTCCGACACCAACGGGTAGAGCCGTGGTTACAAAGGGGTTGGTGTAGGAGGAGGTCTGGACGAATAAGGACATGGCCTATTTCTTGCCTTTTTTGGCGGTTTTGGCGGATGCTTTGAAGGCAGCGGCGGTTGGGGCACCTTTAGTGCCAGGCTTGCGCATTTTTTCACCGCTGCCGGTGGCGATGCGCTTGCGTTTGGCCGCAATGTTGGCGTACAAACCGGATTTTTTAGCCATTACTTTTTCTTAGGTGCTTTTTTCTTGGTGCTCTTGGCCGGCATCGGCTTAGCTTTACCTTTTTTGGGCATCTTCATGTCGCCGTAATGTCCAGGCATAACCAGTCGTCGTACTTACCACACACGATAGGAGGTCTTTCCCAGGTTCTCTGGTTTGGCGAGGTTGAAAGTTTGCAGGCAGAGGTAGCCCAGGGCGTCAAATGCGTGGTCTACGCCGAGATTTTTGTTGGGGAGGCCGGTTCCAGGGGCATAAGTCAACGTGCGGAGGGATTTGATTAGCTCTTTGCACTTGGGGTGGATGAAGAGGCGGCGCGTTCCAGAGGCATCGAGGAGGGCGGTGTTGACGCAGGTGATTTTGTCGCGGATTTTCCAGGGATTTCGGGGGCTGGATACGGTAAATCCGCTCTTGCGGAGGATGTTGTGGTCGGTGGCGCCAACGCCGCTGGTTTTGCGGGCGCCGCCGGTGGGGTCCGGGCAAGCGATGATGCGGCGCTCGATGCCGTAGCGGGATTGGATTTCTTCGCAGAGGTCCCAGGTGGTGGCGCCGCCGGTCATGATGATTTCGTCGAAAACCCAGAGCACGTCGCCTTTTTTGACCGCGCATACGGCGGACATGGGGTCCACGTTGAAGTCCACGCCCAGCAGCAGGGGTAGAACCGGGAGGTCTTGCACCACGCTGTCGATGTTTTCGTCGCTAAATGAGACGGCGACGAGACCGCTGAGATTCTCGAAGCTGGCCTCAAATTCTTGGCGGAAGGTGCGGGCGTCGAGTTGGGCGCGGGCAGCTTCGATTTCTTCCGGTGGGACGTTATCGCCGTCGATCGTGGTGAATTGCCACCGGTGCCAGTCCGGGTCATCCTGGTCGCAGTAGCACCAGAGGTCGTAGAACCAGCTGGCGGTGCCGTCGGGGGTGGAGATGAAGAGGGCCCAGCCCTGTTTGTCGGCGAGGGCGGGGCGGATCACCTCGAACCAGACGTCGCTGGACATGAAGGCGGCTTCGTCGAGCACCACGCCAGCCAAACTGCGGCCTCGCAGGGCCATGGCGTTTTCAGTGCCCTTCAGTTCGATGGTGGAGCCGTTCACCAGCTCGATTTTCAGGTCGGTCTCGTTTTTGGATTTGATCCAGGCTTTTGGGACGAGTTTTTTTAGTACCTTCCAGGCGATGTCCTTCGCCATGCGGTAGGTGGGGGCGGCGTAGAAAAAGGTTTCGCCGGGGCGTTCGATTGCCCCACGCAAGAGTTCGATGCAGGAGAGGTAGCTCTTGCCGAAACGGCGGCCGGCGACCAAGACACGGAAGCGTTTGCGGCTGGAGAACACTTGCCCCTGGGCGTAGCGGAGCGAGAGGGTTCCAGCCGTGTCGGTCACTTTTTCGGGTACGGGTACCTTCTAGGGTATTACAGGAATTGAACCCCTGCCCCCTTCAGCGTTTTGGGGTCCAGGTGCAGTAGTTGCCGGCGCTGTAGGTGCCGTATGGGCAGGGGCTACTGGTTTGAGGAATGGCACGGACGGGTGTTTGCATTGCGGCGTTCGGGAGACAGTAACTGCCTTGGGAGTAGTAGCCGTAGGGGCAGGACGAGCCAACCTTCGTGATTGGGTAGGCGGTGGCGAGTACCAAGGCGAGGGAAAGCATGGGAATGTAGTACAGAAGAGCTTAGTTTAGCACAGTAGAAGGAAACTCAGTTATATCAGTAGGTTCCCTGGGACCCGCTCCCACTCCGCCAGAACTCGAACCCCACCCCCGGCCAGATTGCAAAGTGTAACAAGTCTGCCACGCTGAAGCGGCGGTGGTGTTATACTTAACAAGTAGGCACACACAGCCCCCCATGACCTCCGTACGCATCGCCGCCGAAGCTCTCCGCGCTCACGGCATCCACTGCCGCCGAGATCCTCTCGCTGTTGGCCGCTGGCTCGCTGAGGTTAACCTCACGCAGTATTGCGTAGGCGGCCTGGCTCTGGTTGCAGCTGCCGCCAGTGATGACCCCATAGCCTCACTGGAAGCGGCCTGCAGCTGAGCAGGCAGGCACAAAGAAGGCCCCCCGCTTAGGGGGGCTTTGTTGTAGGTGGGCTCAGCGTGCGGCGTCCAGGTAGAGCACACCACCGCCGGCGAACACCAGGAGCGCGGTGAGGGGGAGGAAGCTGCAGCAGGCAGCGCCAGCGAATAGCAGGCCGGCGGCGAGCTTGGGGTTGAGGGAGGGGTGGGCCATGGGGGTAGCGTGGTGGGCTTGCCCCTATTGTTGCACAGGATCGGCCGGATTGCTAGCCCCAGGCGGTGAGTCTCTTGGGTCTCACGCGTTGCGCTTGTCGTCGATCTCCACCCGAAGCACGGGGGCCGCGGCGGCCTGGGTCTCCTGGCTCCCCTCACCGAAGCTACGCGCCACGCTGTCGAGCAAGTGCGCCACGACCTGCAGGTTGCCGCGCTTAAGCGCCTTGTTTATCGCTGTCATCCGAAGCGCGTTGACTTGGTTCAGGATCTCATCGCGCTGGCCCTCAAAGTCCGTCTTAAGAAGCTGCTGCGCTGCTGAGATGTAGTTGTCTGCCTGCCGAATACTGACACCGAAGCGAGAGGCTAGGTGTCCAGCGTTGCTGCGACGACTGCCACCGCTGAGCATCAGGTTGTAAGCGGCCGTTACGCGCTCCTCCATCTGGGCCTCATTGATGGGCCGCCCACCGCGCCAGCGCTTGGCCTCATCGTTGGCAACGGTCGTAGGTTTCGTTACTTCCTGGCCGTCACAATCCGCCACGGTTACAGTCACAAACTATCTGCGCCAATGATAAGCGGCCCTGCTATCACGTTTCGCAAGCGAGCGAAGCGAGCGCCGCGAAAAAGCCCGGCACAGTGGCCGGGCCGTTGATCGGTAGGCGTTGGCTTCAAGCTGGGGAAAGTACCAGCCAGCGAGCGGGAGACACTCGCGCCAGGCTGTAACCGTCGGACTGCTGCAGGTACTCCCAGGCTTCAGCCCAGTCGATGCAGCAATAGGGCCAGCGCATCGAATCGGCGGCACCCTCGCCGATAGCCTCGGCCAGCATAACAGCAGCATCAGCGCCAGCCTCGGCCTCGCTGTATCCTTCGGCTTCTCCGCAGTAGGCTTCGGCCAGGTTGTCGGCGTCGTAGCCAAGATCGGAAAGCTCAGCGACCAACAGCGCCAGTCGCTCGGGGCCGCAGTCCGTATCAACGCTGCAGGAGTCGAGCGCATCACCCCAGGCTTCGTCAAGCCAGAAGCCGAAAGCGGCGCCGTCGCCTTCGCTGGCCCCGAAGTAGAAGCCGTAAGGCGCGGCGTCGTCGAGCGCCAGGCTCAACTCCTCCAGCGTGGCGCTGGCTTCCTCATCGTTCCAGTCTGACTCCTTGGAGTCTTCGCCCACCAACTTGGTCAGGCTGGCGAGGGTTTCGGCGTTTAGCAGCTGGGGGCGATCCGCCAGAACTGCCACCATCTCAGCAACCTGCCAGAACTTCGGCAGCAGGTCCTCAGCCTTGAGGGTGTCGCAGCTGGCGATCCAGGGGAACTGTGCCAGCTGTTCGGGGGTGTAGTTGTGCATGGGGTGAGTCCTAAGGGTTGGGGTCTCGGTGTAAACAGTAGAACCGGAAGCGGCCCGGTGTCAAGTGCGGTAGGGTGCCAGTCCCAGCCAGCAGCGGACTGCATCGATCCGGCGGTAAGTCTTGCCGGCCCCGTAACGGTTCCAGTGGGCAGCTTGCGCGGTGCCGTGGCTGCTGAACCGGGGGGCTGCCCATTGCCACACCGCCAGGGCTTGCTGGCGTTCCAGCCCTCGAAGCTGCGTGGTGATCTGGTCCCAGCTGAGACCTAGGAACCGTTCGGGCCGTAGGCGTGGGGTTTGGTATGCCATGGCAGGGTTTGCCGAAGTGCTCCCATACAGTAGCACACCAGGCAACCCCAGCCGGCATTGCGGGCCGTGCTACTGTTACAGCTGAAGCCCTAACCACACCTAGGAGGCTCCCCAATGAACCGACCCCTCGGGCCGCTCCAGCGGAACTGGCTCAACTTCCTCCGCCGCAATCCCGGCCCGCATTACGTTGCGATGCCCCAGCGTGATCAGCGGATCGCCGACTCCCTGCAGGCCCGCGGGCTGATCACACTGGCCCCGGCACCAGTCGCCGACCCCAAGGGGCTCCCCGTGTTCATCGTTGAAGCCCTGGAGGTCCAGCCATGAGTGGCGGTGAGTGGACCACCACCAGGGAGCGCAAAAGCTCCAGGGAGGCGGAGCGCGAAGCTGCACGCCGCTTAAGGATCGAATGGGCGGACAAGCTATGGTTGGCCCAGAACCACCCCTGTGATGATGCGGTGCTGGCGTGGCTGTCAGAGCACCGGGCGGAAGCCTCGAAAGTAGGCTCCAGCCGTTGGAACCTGGAGACCTTGCCAGACCTTCACAACAGGCAGCAGAAGCTGCGGCAGGTTGCAGCGTTCCAGGCGGTTTTAGATCGCGCCAGCATCAGCCAGCAGACCCTCACTGCTGAGGCGGTGCTGGCGGCTGGGGGTTTTCCCCAGAATCCCCAGATTGAATCTGCGGGAACAGAAAAACGCCGCGCCAGGTCAGATAAGGGCAAGGCCCGGCCATCCCGCCGGCGTTCCAGCTAGGTCTGGCCTTTAAGGGCACAGGTTCGCCAGTAGGCAGCCTGTGCCTCTTCTTTTGTCTTGAAGCTGCCTAAATACGTGTTCACTCCATCTATGTTGATCTGGGCTCGCCAGTGCCTGTGCTCTTTGTTCCAGTAGGCCCCAGCGAAGTTGCGGCGGTTCTGCTGGTTGATGCGGCAGGTTACATCCCGCAGGTTCCAAGCTCGATTGTCTGTGGGGTCGTGGTTGATGTGGTCGATCTCATGAATGGGCCATTCACCAGTGCACCACGCCCATACCACCCTGCCGTAAGGTCGTTGAATGGGCCTGCCGTTGTACCAGACAGTCATCCGCAGGTAACCCTGGCGGTTCTTGAATCCTTTAACCGGCTTTCCAGTTGTCCTGCTGATTAACTTCCCAGTGAATGGGTTGTAATCGTATAGATCCCACAAGCGTTGAATGGGGATCTGGCGTACTACAGTGGTCATGACGGCCTGTTAGAGAGGTTGTCCGGCCTGAGGTGGTTCCAGCCACGCTCAGGCAACCATTGTACCAGTGGATCTCAAGCTGAGACTTGAGTGGGATTCTGGAGAGCTGCGTAATACTGCTCCACCCTGGTCATGAATGACTCCTCAGCCTGTTCTAGTTCGCTTGTAGTCATCCAATGAACGTTAGGCTTGCCACAACGCCGGGCTAAAACAATAGCTGCCCCAGTGGGTTTGAGGCCTGTTAAATGTTTCAAGCCTAAAGAATAAGCACCACACTGGTCAATATATGAATGGCCGGGAGGTAAACGTTCCAGGCCATCTTCGTCCGGTTTAGTTTTTCTGGAGACACTTGTTTTCCAGTCCATAAGAACCAATGCACTGTTTTTTATGCCTAGTAGTGCATCACAGGTGCCCGCAAATCCTGCTGGATGATGTATAGAAAACTCACTGGCGAAAATTTCGGTGACGTTTTCAGCGATCCAGTCACACAAACCCCTGGCGTAACCTGCTGCGCTCCAGCCGACTCTGGGTACGTTTGGACGGACGCGGTTTAAAGCCCACTTAGTAAGGGGGGCAGGAATCCGCGCCAAGCCTTGGTCGTCCCAGTAAATGGCATTGCGTTTGTTGGCTGCAGATCGTGCCAGCTGCATGGAGCACTTCAGGAGATACTCCGCCTGACTGTGGGCCATGTTGCCTCGGGTGGCGGCAACGTTGCGCTGGCAGCTTGCCTCGACTGGTCCCAGGCGGGCTTCCCAACGCTCCAGCCCGGTTTTGTCGCTTGTTTCCTTCAGGATGTGTGTAACACTATGGTATACATTACCTTTGATGTCCCGGTAGACCCGGAAGGGGCCTGAATTATCTTGCTCCAACCGCCACTTACGCAGTCCTGCCAGCGTGTCTTGGGTGTTGGAGGCCATGAAGTTATTCTTTCCCAATTTGATAATACCAGTAAAAAGGGAAATCAGCTCAAGTTGCCCCACTGATCGGCCATGGCTTGTGCGACGCCGGCGTAGGTAAGGCT